CAACATCATGCAGGGTTGGAACTCGATGGGTACGCCTATCGTTGCTGATTGCAAGGTTGGTCGTTCTTGGGGCGATCTCAAAGAGTATCACGCCGCTGCGTGAGGAAAGGGCGGCACCTGCCGCTAGGGTGTGCGGATGGAACTAGACAAGTATTTGGCTGAGTGTGTTTCGATCGATAGCATGGCGCTGCAGACGGAGTTCGAGCGAACTCCGAACGATTTCGCGTACTGGTCGAACCGTTACGCGGAGGTTTACAGGCACCATGCGCTTTGCAAGCAGAAGCGCGAGCTTGTTGAAGCAACGCTTCAGATTGAAGTTCGAGACCAGAACGAGATTGGGCGCGGCGCCAAGATGACCGTGGGCGAGGTTGAAGCGCGGATCGCGAAGAGCACGCTGTACATCGACGCCAAGTTGGCTGAGGCGGAAGCGGATGCGGAGCGCGTGCGTTTGGCTGGTGTCGTGGAGGCCATGCGCACCAAGCGAGAAATGCTGATTTCTCTCGGCGCGCACATCCGAGCCGAGATGGCCGGGCTGAACCTTTCCATCAATCAGACGCCAGGTCTGGGCGGACTCAGCCCGAGCGCACGGCTCGAAGCGCAGGTGTCGGCGGCGCAGCGGGAAGGTTGACGCGGGGCGTGCAGCCTGGCACGACATGACTAAGCCGCGGGGGTGACTCCGCGGTGGACCCAACAAGAGAACCCAAGAAAAGAGACCAAACCCAAGATGTCAAATTCACTAGTTCAGTTCGGTGCGTGGGGGGACGATTCGTTCAAGGAGGACAACAACGCGGTAGATGCGTTGTCGAGTGGCCTTATCGACAAGATCGAAGTGGGGGAGAACGTTTATCGTATCCTTCCGCCCTCGCTCGAGAGCGGGCGTAACTCGCCGTTCAAGATCACGGCGATGCACTTCATCGACGGTGTTCCCGGCGCGGATAAGAAGATCGTTTTCACCTGCCCAAAGATCGAGTTGAGGGAGCCTTGCCCTGCTTGCCAGGAGGCGGACCGCTTGGCGCGTTCGCAGTCCAAGGCAGATCGAGATCGCGCATACAGCATCTCAGCTGGTTTGCGGGTTTACTGCTGCGCTATCAATCGTGCGAAGCCCGAGGCCGGGGTGCGTGTGTTGTCGTTTGGAAAGCAGATCTACGATCAGCTCAAGGCGATTCGCAAGAGTCCGCGTTTGGGCGGCGACTTCACCAACCCGTTTGCCAACGGGTTCGATATCATCATCCTGCGCGAGGGAACGGCGCAGAACGATACCAAGTACGATGTGAAGGCGGACCGCAACCCGAGCGCACTCGCCGCAACGGATGCGGAGATGCAGGCGATCATCGATTCGCAACCGTCGCTGGAGCAGTTTATCGACTGCGTGGTTCCCGATTCCTTGTACGTCTTGTTCCGCGAACCTCCGACGCGCGCTCAAGCTGCGCAGGTGCGTCCGCCCGCCGCTCGAGCGGGAGCCGCTTTGATGTCGCCGAAAACAGGGGCTACGTCCGCTACGAGTCAAGTAGCGCACGCAGCGGCAGCCCCCGTTGCGGGCGGGGTTATCGCGGACGCTGAGTTCGACGATGACTTCAATACGTAAGTTGCCACGCGCGGAGGTGTGAAGCTCCAACGTGCGTTCGGGAGGCCGGTGTTCGAAAGACACCGGCCTTTCGTCTTTCCAATTTGAAAAGGTGAGTATGTCGAAAACGAATGATAAAAAAGCTGTAGTGACTGCGGCGGGAGCGGCGGCGATTGCTGACATGGTGCGTAAGGAGCACGGGCAGAATTCCGTGATCATGGCGAATTCGGGAGTTGTCGACCGTGTGGCGACCATCCCTTCCGGCGCGTTGTCGCTGGATGCCGCCATGGGTTTGGGCGGGTACCCGCGGGGGCGCATCGTTGAAATCTACGGGCCGGAGTCGTGCGTGGTTGGTTCCACGTTCATTCAGTACGAGGTTCGTCTACCGGATGGGCGTCGCGCCAACCATAAGGGAGGTTCGATTGAGAGACTCTGGGAGAGGTTCAACGGAGCGAAACCCACCGGCGATGCTCGCGGCAAGTACTTGCGCGTTTCGACATTGGGCGCGGAGTTTTTCTGCGCTTCGATTAATGAAGAAGATCGAGTGTTTCAGAACCGCATCATCGACGTTGTGAAGCTGCCTGCCCGCCCGGTGTATGAGTTGCGCACGTTGGGCGGGCTGAGCATTACGACTACAGCCGAACACCGGTTTTTCAACGGTACGCGGTACGTGCGTTTGGGCGACCTGGAGCCGGGGGACCGCGTACTGGTTCACAATAACACTCCCTATCGCGTTGAAAACGATCTCCCGCCCAAACAAGCTTCGCGCGCCTACGTGTACGTTAAACATCATCCGGTGGCGGGCACCAAGGTGGTCAACGCGCGCATCTCCCGCACTTCAGACGAGCGCCGCCTGTACGCCTACAAGCGTTTGTTGCTCGCGCGCGCGACTATTGAGGCGCAGATGAACGGATTGGCTCTTTCGGAGTACGAAGAGCGTTTGAACGCGGGCAACTTGGAGGGTTTGCTCTTCTTGGACCGCGACGATCAAGTTCACCACATCGACGAAGACGAGGGCAACGACGCTCTCGAGAACCTGGTGGTTCTCCCGGCGGCGGAGCATTCACGTATGCACGCGCTGGAGAGGCACAACAACCTCCGCTATGTGGCGGTGGAGGACATCGTTGAGGCCATCATCCCGGCCGGCGAGCAGCCCGTGTTCGATCTCAAGATGCAAGCACCGTTCAACAACTACATCGCGGATGGTTTTGTCACGCACAACAGCGGCAAGACGACACTGACGTTGCACGCGATTGCCAACGTTCAGAAGGCGGGAGGCGTGGCGGCGTTCATTGACGCGGAGCACGCGCTGGACCCTCAGTACGCGACCAACGTGGGGGTGAACATGAATGAGCTACTGCTGACCCAGCCCGACAACGGGGAGCAGGCGTTGGATGTTACAGAGACGTTGGTGCGTAGCGGGGGCGTCTCGCTTATCGTTATCGATTCGGTGGCGGCGCTTGTTCCGAAGTCTGAGCTGGAGGGGGACATGGGCGACCCGCAGATGGGTGTGCACGCTCGTTTGATGAGCCAAGCCCTACGCAAGCTCACTGCGTTGGCCGGAAAAACTCAGACGTGTATCATCTTCATTAACCAGCTGCGTTCCAAGATTGGCGTGATTTTCGGGAGCCCCGAAGTCACAACGGGCGGCAACGCGCTCAAGTTCTATTCGTCGATCCGTATCGATGTGCGGCGGCGCGAGCAGTTGAAAGACGGAACCGAGCCGATCGGAAACAGTACCCATATCAAAGTGATCAAAAACAAGCACGCTCCGCCGTTCAAGGAGGCGGATCTGGAGATCGTTTGGGGAAAGGGCATCGACCGATATGCCGACCTCCTGCAAGCCGCGGTCAACACCGGGGTTATTACCAAGTCGAGCTCTTGGTACCACTACGGTGAGACCCGCATCGGGCAGGGCGCCAACACGGCGGCGCGCAATTTGGAGGCGAACTCGAAACTAGCTGAAGAAATTGAGGCGCTGGTTCGAAAGGACCTCGGTCTGTGAACTTGGAGTTGAAGGAGCGCATCAATCGAGCGCGCCGTGCCCACATGCCAGATGTGTTGCGTCTGGTAAACACAGCCGTGCGGGCTATGGACACCGAGTCTTCCCGGCTTGAGTTGACCGTGCTGGGCGCCGCTTGGTTACTCGGGCGGCTTTGCCACAAGTTCGAGCTTGGGATTGAGGTTTGCCGGACTCTCGCGGAGGACGGCTATCGTTACAGTGAGGAGCACCCAGATGGATGAGTTGAATCAACAGCTTTTGGAGCGGGCCAAACAGGCTTCGCTCGAGGTAGTTACTGAGGCGACGCCCGAGCCCCGAGCGCACACTTTGGCTCGAATGTGCCAGCAGATGGTGGATAGTTACCCCGACCTGGTGAAGCAGACGGGGAAGCCCAGCGTCGTCGTGTTCCAGCTTGGCGGGGCAGACACGATGGCTGCAGTTGTTATTCACGCGTGCGTGGGTGCTACGGCTGAGGCGGCGCTGGAGTTGCTTAGCCTAAGTTTGCACAAGCGGTTGAGCGACGCTGCTGAGGCTGCGAGTAAAGGGGGCGCGTGATTCTCTGTGCCGACCTACACCTCGGCAACCACCGATTGCATGGGGGGCCGTTCGAACGTTCGCTGAACGAGCGGCACCACATGACGCTGAAGGTGTTGGAAGACGCTCTCGAGCACTCAAGTCAGTTTACGCAAGTTGGTGCTGACTTCGTGATTCTCGGGGACCTGTACGATGACGTTCGTCCGTTGCCGCAATCGATCGCGGCAGTCGTAGACCTGTTTGAGAAGTACCGCGGGACGGGCACGATTCTGAAGGGTAACCACGATAACGTGTCGGAGACGGCGGGAGATCATGCTCTCGGACCGCTGAAGCACACTTGCAATGTGGAGGACGTGCCGCGCTGTGTCTTTGGTTTCTCAGTGCTGCCCATCTATCTGCCCTTCATCGCGGAGCCGGCGGAGGATTGGGTACCTGAGACGGTTGCGACATTGCTGGCGGAAACCGTGGACCCGCACCAAGAGCGGGTTCTCATGTTGCACTGTGGCATCCACGACGCGGCGATGCGCAAAGCGTCGAGCTGGGACATGGCGGCGGCACGAGACGCCATCAGCGTTGAAACGCTGGTCGAGGTCTGCCGAAAGCACCGCATCTCCAAGGTGTTTGCGGGGAACTGGCACACCTACCGAAGTTGGCAATTCGACGATGGCCGGATTCAGATTTACCAGGTTGGCGCGCTGGTCCCGACGGGTTGGGATAACCCCGGCTTGTTTGGTTACGGCGGTTTGCTTTTCTTGGATGGGGACGGTGTGGTGACTCGGCACGAGATAGCTGGGCCACGGTTTCTGAACGTGACCGAGGCGGGCGAGCTGCTCGATGCCATCCACACCGTTCGCGCGTATCCCGCACAAGCCGGCACTTACTCCCTTTTCGTGCGGTGGCGGTGCGGGCGCTCTGACCGTACTGCCGCGTTGGCGAAGTTGGCAGAGCTGAAGGAGTTAGGTCAGATCCACGCTTTCGAAGTCCCCCCAAACACGGAGGCGGCCGGGGAATTAGTGGTTCAAGTGGCTAAGACTCTGAGACACGACGTTACTCTAGCGACGGCAGTAGACACGGCGGTGGGCGCTGTGTCGTTGCCCGAGGGAGTGCAGCGGCACCGAGTTGCCGAGCTAACGCGTCGGTTTCTCCGAGTGGGCGCATGACGTTGGACGACGACTTCAATCGAGTTGACGAGTTTGGTATTCCGCTGTGCTGTGCCCGTCGCGGCGACGGGCACGACTGCGCAAACATAGGTACGCACAGCCACGCTGGGCAAGTGTACTGCGTTGTGCACGGTTGGCCTTTCTACAGGAGTTTGAATGTACCAGCTGATATTCAGCGACAGCCTGATCGTTCTTGCTGACGAGATTGTCTCACAAAACGCCACTCCGCGGGGGACTGAGTACACGTTCAAGATCACGGATGCTTACTCGCTGAAGACGCTGCAAGACGTAGCGCGTGGACATCCTTCGCTTCGCCTGATGATGAATAGGTCTGCTTTCGCGGGTGACTCCCGCGATGATACCGCTGTCGCAGACAGATCTCAGATCTCAGTTGGCATGTTGTTCGTGAGTGAGGAAGCGCGTATGCAGGTGCGTAACTCCGCGGAGCGCCCGATGTACTTTTTCGATCCCGTGCGTGCGAAGTGGGCCGCCGCTAACAAGATCTCGGACTTCCAGGCTGCCGAAATGGTGGACATGGGCTTGCTGGTCTTGGATGAGAAGGGGTGCAAACCGGCGCCCGGAACCGAAGAGTATGCGTTGAAAGCGGTGCGCGCCTACGCTGGGTTGATGAACCATGAAAATAAGAAGCGTTAGTTTGCAAAATGTAATGTCTCACGATTCGTCGGCGCTGGAACTTCCAGCGCGCGGTATCGTGACTCTCTCCGGGTTGAACGGCGCGGGGAAGAGTTCGCTCATCGAGGCGGTTGCCTCAGTGTGGGGGCGTACCCTGCGCGGCACTCCGATTTGGCGCGCGGGGGACGCGGGGACGTGTGAGGTGCGTACCTCAGAGTTGGAGGTGCAGCGGCGCGCGACTGCCAAAGGCGGCGGGGGCCTGAGGTGGAAGGCCGTTGGGGAAGCGGATTGGCGGAAGTTCGATACGAGTGCCAAGGCAAACGCAGAACTTCTACGCACCTTGCCTCTGTCGTTCGATCAGTGGCGGCGTTCGCACGTTTTCAGCGGCGCCGACCTCGCTGGCTTCTCCCGTCTAGGGGACGTCGAGCGCAAGAAACTGCTTGATAGCTTTCTGGGGCTTGACGCTGTTGAGGGTGGCATCAAGGCTTGCCGAGAGCAGCAGGCGACGGCGCGTAGAGCTTTAGATGCGGCGCAGACTGCGGTGCAGTTGGCGCGGCAAGCGGTAGACCAGTGGGCTCAAGCTCCTATCGAGCCCCAGCCGGCCCCGCTCGAGCCTCAGCCGCGACCTGTTTCCCCGTTTGAAAAGGGGGTTTCTCCTCCAACGTTGGAGGACGTGCAGGCTGCCGAGCGTGCGTACGACACTGCTACCCACGAATCGATCAAGCTTTTGCAGGTTTGGCCGGATGATACCTTGGCAGAAGCTCGGATCGCGGCTGCACAGGCGGCGGCTGGGGAGGAAGTTGCCGCGCAACGTTTGGCTGCGGTGGAGTACGGGCTTTGTGGCGAGTGTGGGCGCACTTACGACAGCGCGGACGTGCAGGCAGCCCGCGATGGTTGTGTGGCGGCATCGACCCGATTCCGAGAGGCCAAGCAGGCGTTAGACGACGCACTTGCGGCCGCACAGCAGTTTGCTACGCAGCATCGGGCGAACATAGACGCTGCCAGGGCTAAAGCTGCGGAGGCTTTGGCCGTTAGTCGAAAGATGTCGGCAGATTTGAGCGGGCATGCCGCGTACCAGGAGCGCGTGGCGCAGTGGGAGGAAGCGGAGACGCGCGCGGAAGCGGCTCACTCGGAGCGCGTGGCGCAGTGGGCAGAGCGGCAGGCAGCCCGAGGTCGTGCTGTGTCGGAGGCTGAAGACCGGTTGTTGGACACAGAAGGTGCTGCGATGCAGGCCAAAGTCGGGCTTGCTGAGCTCGTGGTTTCGGACGCTGTTATGGGCGCTGTTCGAACAGCCATGGTCGGCGGAGCTCTTTCCGGCTTGGAGGAAGTGGCGAACGCTTGGCTGGAGTTCTTCCAGTCACCGATTCGAGTCAAGTTGCACGCCGGAATTGCTTCAGATCGGATTGGTTTCGAGCTGACCGGCGCAGGCGGCGGTCACGGTTACGAGGCGTCGAGCAGTGGGGAGCGACGGCGGGTGGACGCGGCTCTGCTGCTGGCTATGGTAGAGATCGTGAGTGCTTCAACCGGTGTCATCGGCGGGACGTTGTGGTTTGACGAGCTGTTCGACACGTTGGACTCGGAGGTAGTTCCGTACGTTTGTCAGGCTCTCGAGCACTTGGCGCAGGCGCGATGCGTTGTCGTGGTGACACACCGCACAGATCTTCTGAGGAATCTTTCAGCCGCGGCGCGTTTTGTCGTGCAGGGCGGCAGTCTTCACCCGGCAGATGCAGACGGGTTGGCGCTATGTTGACCGAGATTCACCTTGCTTACATGTGGGTGCTGGCGGGAGTCGGCTTGACGCTGCTCGATATTTACGAGAGCCTTGCTGCGTGTGCGCCCGAGGTAGAACTGCGGAGGGCGTACACGGCGGCGGCGCTGACCCTTTTGATTTGCGTCGCCTTTGCTCCAGTGGTGGCGTTTTACAGAGTTTGGAAGATCGTTAAATGATCATGGATATTCAGGCTGCGTCGTTGGAGGCAGCTCAAGTTGAAGTTCGAAAGAAGTTCCCGCGGCGCGCCAAGGCCTTTCTCGTAGTGGACACGCCCAACATGGTGCGCTCAGCGATTGCTCAGAAGCTCGAGAGGGCGAAGCAGAGCAAGCAGTACCGAGATCAAGCAATCGCGCTGCAAGGTGTCTTAGACGCTCTGGACAAGGGAGTGCGCAGCGGAACGCACTCGGCGCGCGTGGTTGCGGAGGCCATGCTGGCGCACGGCGATACGCGAACGGAGATGCACGACGGTTTTGCCTACATCCAGGTCGGGCAAGCTCCCCGCTGGTTGGTGTTTTCCAAGGGGTGAGGGTATAGTTGGCCCATGCCGGCCGCCAACCTCACCCCTTTTACTGGGTTCAACAGCGGGTTCAACACGTCTCCAAAGGGCGCTTCGATTCCCTTGGAGGCGGGTTTGAGTTTCTCGAACAACGTGCTCTTGTGGTTGCGCGTGCGCTTCACTGTTCAGCGAGTGTCCGGCAACGGGCGCATGATCGCTAGATTCGCGCAGGGTGTTTCTCAGGTCAACCCGGAGTGGAGTTTGGGCAGCGTCGTTGCGACAGGGGTGACTATTCAGGCGACGCGTCACTACCTGTGGCGCGTCAACCAGTTTCAGGCTATCGCGGCGCCGCAAACCATTACGGACCCGTCAATTACGCACATGGCTCCGATCGACGTGCGCCTTCTGGGGTATCGGCGCGACGTGGACGCGACCTCGATACAGTTTCTGGGCAAGCTAGCTCCCCAGGCGGCCGACTTGGTTTCCACTTCGCGCGACTTTTTCCGGGTGTGATATGCCAAATCTAGACTTCAGCGGTGTGTTGACCCTAGGTCGTGCGGGGTGGTGGGTGTCTCCTGACGGCGCCGGTATCTCGAGTTTCGTGGGGCAGACGGTTCCGCTCGACAGCTACATCTGGATACGGACCCGCGTGTTTTCAACGCGGGCGAACGCGTACTCTACGCTGCAGCTGTTGTATCAGATCAACTTCAACGGAGTTCCGGGGGTGTGGTTGACCACGGATGTGGGGGCGACGCCCGCGGCGCAGTCCGTTATGTTTACCCGGCATGTCCAGGTTTGGTGCAAGAAGGCCGATGTCATAACGGGTGCGGGGTTTCTGTCTAACGTGACGGGGGCTGTGAATTCGCAGTCGGCGGAGATTGTTGGTTGGCGGCCCCGTCCCTTCTCGAATGCAATGTTGGCGGAGGCCGGCTTACACTTTCCTACGCGTGCCGATTATGAGCGGGTGGCGCTTCAAGGGGCGCCGGTGTTCATGCGCATTTGAGCTTGCGCAGACTTACCCAAGTTGGGTAAGTTGGGTGCATGAACGACGTGGCGCAGGCATACGACAAACTGGCTGAGGGTTGGGACAAGGCCTACACGGACAATCGGGCGCGGGCGGAGAACGCGCTTGTTTTCGACTTGGTGGCTCGCCGGCTGTGGTTTATCGATCGTCTCTTCAAGAACCCCGCGTTTCCTCGCGTTTTGGACTTGGCGTGTGGGACCGGTTTGCTCCTGGATTGTTGCTCTTACCCGATCGATCCACACTTGTACGTCGGGTTGGATATCAGCTCAGGCATGATAGATCAGGCCCGGTTGAAGCACCCATTCTTCCGGTTTGAAGTGGCGGATATCGAGGCGGAGTTTCCACACGGTGCCGACCTGGCCGTGTGTGCGTTTGCCGGTGTGAGCTATCTGCGAGAGCCCTGCAAGTGGCTACGCTCTCTGTTCAAAGACTTGCCTCCGACCGGGCGCGTTTTTCTGATGCCGCTGGCCCCGCGCGCGGAGAAGGCGGAGGCCTACCACTACACGAACGAGGCAGGGGAACGCCTGCCACGACGCGTTTGGTCTGAGCAGGAGGCGCGGGCGTGGATGGCAGCGGCTGGGTTTGTTGACGTGACGGTGCGCGGTTTGACGGGTTGGAGCGAGAAGCTTACCGAGCGCGTGCCGCTGTGGCTGGGCAAGATTCTGCAGAAGGTGGACTACTGGACTTCGAAGCCAGACGATTGCCTGTTTTTGATCGTGGAAGGACGGAAACCCTAATGCCTCGTTTACGTTTGGGTAAGAGCGTTTTCAGCGCTGCCAAGGAGCGCATCGCCACACTGATGCGGAGCGGGCACAAGGTCGTTGTGACGTTTTCGGGCGGCAAAGACTCAACGGTGTGTCTGGAGCTCGCGCTCATGGCGGCGCGTGAGACGGGCTACGGTGACGTGGACGTGGCCGTGCAGGACGAAGAGATAGCTTACCCCGGCACGTATGAGTTCATCGAGCGCACGGCGCAGCGCAAGGGGGTGAAGCTGCACTGGTACGTAATGCAGCAACCCATGTTGAACGTGTTCAACAGGTTTGACCCGTACTGGTGGGTGTGCGACCCCCTGTTGAATCCAGGCGACTGGGTGCGCGAGCCGCCCAAGTGGGCGAAGTTCGTTGCGGACAAGAACCTCTACTTCATGGTGAATCCGGTACGTTTTCCCGTTTCGAGGGATACCGCGCCGGGCGAAGTGTGGGACCCAACGGACACAGCGCAGCGCCTGTGTGCGGTCATCGGGCTTCGCGCTTCGGAGAGCGCCAAGCGCTTGTTGGGTCTGTTCTCGTCGGGCGGTTACATCTCGGGGGCGAATGAGGCCGGGGTTCACCTGGTCCGCCCGATCTATGACTGGGGTGACGGGGATGTGTGGAAGTTCATTAGCGATCTGAAGATCGATTATAACAAGGCGTACGACGTTCTGTACAAGATGGGCGCGCCCAAGTACCAGCTCCGCGTGGGTCCGCCGACGATGACGCGCGGTGGGATCAAGGGATTGGACATCGCTTCGCGCGCGTGGCCCAACTGGTTTGACCGCGTGGCGACCCGGGTTCCCGGTATTCGCACGGCAGTCCAATTTGGTGAGCGGGCAGTGATGCCCTACCGCCGCTATGGGGAGACGTGGGAAGCTTGCTTTCGTCGCGAGTGCTTGGGCCCGGATGTGCCGGAGTGGTTGAAGCAGCGCGCGGCAATTGTTGCGGACCACGCGGTTGCTGGACATGCGCGGCACTCGACGCAGGCGTTTCCGGAGATTGACGGGTGCCGCCTGTGCGGCGTGCTCGGTAGTTGGAAGCAGGTAGCGCGCGTCATGTGGGGCGGCGACCCATACGGGCAAGGCGCTCCCAGCGTGCTCAAGTGCGTCGAGCCCGAGTTCTTCCGGCCAGGAGCGGGGACTTGGGGCGGTGAGTGGGCTAAAGGCAAGAACGTTAAGATCAACTTTTGAGGTAGATTCTATGAGTGAAATAACCGGACCGTTGTTGAACCAGGAAACCCGCAAGAAGGGCGAGAAGGCAGTTCGCTCAATCGCTCTCGAGCGTTTGCGTGTCGAGTATGCGGACATCGACTCGATCAAACCCAATAGCTACAACCCGAATCGCCAAGATGAGCGCGACTTCGAATTGTTGCAGCGGAGCATTCGCGAGGACGGGTTTACGCAGCCTGTGGTTGTCCAAGCGGCGACGCGGGAGATTGTTGACGGGGAGCATCGTTGGCGCGCGGCGCGAGCGCTGGGTATGCGCCAGGTTCCCATCGTGCTGGTGGACATGACGCCCGAGCAGATGAAGGTGGCGACGTTGCGCCACAACCGGGCGCGCGGTAGCGAGGATGTGGAGTTAGGTGCAGCTCTACTCCGCGACTTGCGCCAATTGGGCGCGCTCGACTGGGCGAAGGATTCGCTCATGTTGTCGGATTCCGAGATAGATCGCTTGATGTCGGATGTGCCGGTTGCCGAGCAGTTGGCAGGCGATAACTACGGCGAGGCGTGGGCACCGACCAAGGCTACGGTCAACGACATCAAAAAGCCCGGGGTCACGGAGTCTATGAGTGACGACGCGCGGGCGCAGGCGGCGGAGTTTCGCGAGAAGATGGCGGCGGCACCGAGTGACCAAGCGCGCCAGGCGCTCGAGTCGACCTACCGCGACAAGAGCCTGAAGATGCAGTTCAACTTCGTGGCGGAAGATGCCGACTTGGTGCGGCGCGTTCTCGAGCCCTCTCCCGCAAAGAAGATCTACGAGTTGTGTTTGGCCGAGCAGGCTCGCCGCGAACTGGACGCAGAGCTCGATGCCTAAGTGGACCCACGGCGCGGGCGGGCTTGCCTTTGACGTGCGACCCGGAGACGTGTGGCGCGTAGGGGACGAGCCCCACTGGATTGCCTGCGGAGACGTGCAGGCCGGGCAGCTGCACGCGTTTGCGGAGAGGTTCTGCCCTCCCGGCCTGGTGGTTGTGACCGACCCTCCCTGGAATCAAACGATGGCTAAGGCTTTTCGTACGCGAGCCGGGGAGGCTGGGCACATGGCGGACTTCGACGCTCTGATTGGGCAGTTCTTCGACGCCATTCGCGTGTTGGCTCCCCGGGTGTGCGTCGTGGAGATGGGGGAGCAGCACGCTGCCAAGATCGATCAGCAGCTGCGTGAGCGAGGGTACCCTTTCGTGGAGGGCACGCGGGTGCCCTACGGGCGGTCGACCTCGGTGTTGATTGCGGGTGTGCGCGAGGCCGAGCAGATGGGTGCGTGGAAGGAGCAGCCAAAGGAGAAGACGAGTTACCGAGAGGTGATGCGCCGTTGGCTGGGGCGCTCGACCAAGGCACCCAACGTCGTGCTTGACCCCTTCTGCGGGCTTGGGCTCATTCCCAAAGCAATCGTGCAGGCAGGCGGTGAGGTGCGCGGCTTCGAGCTGCACCCGAACCGCGTAAGCCGTACCCTCGTTGAGCTGGCGAAGCTCACAGGCAAGGCCCCTCAACGCGTGGGGTATCTGTGAGAATCGGGATTGCTATCATGGCGGTGCCATCTCGGGAGCGAGCCGCGACGGCGTTGCACGAAGCCATTCCCGGCTCGTTGGTTTCGTACGACTGCGACCAGCAAGGGCCGTGGGTGGGCTTCAAACAGGCTTACGCGTTGCTCAGTGCCTGGCGGCCCGACACGACACACCGCTTGGTCATCCAGGATGACGTGATTCTGTGTCCCAACTTCGTCGAGGTACTCGAGCGAGTGGTGCGCGTGCGGCCGACATCGCCGCTGTGCTTGTTCACCGCACGGCAATCCGATTACGACGCCGCAGATGCCAAGGGCGTGCACTTGCTGGCGTCCAAGCACTGCGATGGGCAGGCTGTACTTTTCCCCGCCTACCTCGCGCAGCAGGCGTTTGACTGGATTGCTCATCGCGAGGGCACAGCTATCGCGGAGCGCCAGACCTGGCGTAATTCGAGCGACCAGCGCTTGGATACGTGGAGCCGCATGACGTACACACCGTTTCTCTACACGGTGCCTACGCTTGTCGATCACGACCTTACGCTCAAGTCCACGTTGCGACACCCGTCGCGTACGCGTTTCGGTTTGCGAAACTCCAAGCGCTTCGCTGGGGAAGACGCGCTCACAATAGATTGGGGCCGTTTGCCCCAGAAGTAGGAAGCTATGTCAGTGGAAAAGAATAACAACGTGTTGGAAAACCTGGAGATCGATTACCTGCCGGTGGATTCGATCAAGCCGAACTCGTACAACCCGAACCGTCAGAGCGAGCATGACTTCGAGCTGCTATGCAAGTCGATTCAGGCGGATGGGTTTACCCAGCCCATCGTTGTGCTGAAGGAGAGCAAGACGATTGTTGACGGGGAGCACCGTTGGCGGGCGTGCAAGGCGCTGGGACACAAGGAGGTTCCCTGTGTGTTGGTCGACATGACCGAGGAGCAGATGCGGATTGCGACGCTGCGTCACAATCGAGCGCGCGGTAAAGAGGTGCAGTCGCTCGCCGCGGACGTGCTTCGCAGTTTGGCAGCCGAGGGCGCCCTCGACTTCGCGAAGGATGAGCTTGGGCTCGATAACACCGAAGTCTCGCGCTTGCTTGCCGACTCCCAGGCTATCGAGCTGGAGTCGTTGAATGCGGACGTAGGGGAAGACCTGCTCGGTCCGGACGGCAAGGGGTTGACCGATGGGGACCGAGAGACGGGCGTCGACACCGAGGCGGACCAGACCCGAGCCAAGGAGCGCTTGCTTGCCGCAGCCAAGTCGGCTGAGGAAAAGGCGATGTCCGACACGGATAGAAGTTACAGACTTACGCTGATGTACACCGAGACGGAGGCGAAAGTTGTGAAAGGTATTCTCGGTAGCCACAAGGCCGAGATTAGTGAGCGCTTGCTTCACCTTTGCAGGGATGAAGAGGCGCGGTTGAAAGGAGCAAGCGCATGAATGTCACAGAATTGTTATCCACGTTCCCGGGCTGCACGATGCTGCCTACCCTCAGTCTGTGGGACCAGCTCCCCGAAGCGCAACGCCAGCTCAGCCCAGAGCAGGCGATGTGGCTGGGCAACGTCAAAACCCAGCTCATGACGCGCGGGTTCACTTCACCTATCCTTCTCCGGCAAGTGTCGGTCGCGTTTGACAAGTTGGAGAATTCTGTAGTTTCTGGACTGGAGTTTCTCCACGCGGCGAGGGAACTGCGGATGCACGAGGTGCCGGTTGTCTACCTGACGCAGCACGACTTGGGCGACCTGGACAACCGGTTTGCCTACCATGCGCCACACGGCACGCAGGCGGCTCGGTACGGAGCGGTGCGCGACCTCTGCAAGAACCTGGCTTACCAACTGTCGATGCTCGCTCCCGCATCGCCCGAGTTGCAGCAGGCGCTGAACGCGCTCGACCTCGCTATGTTCCAGGCAAACGCGGCGATTGCTCGGCGCGAAGCCAAGCCAGCACCGAAGGCCGCTCCGGAGCAGCTGGCGTTGCGCACGGTAGCTGAGGTCGCCGCGCCGTTGTTCAAAGAGCCCAAGGCGTGACCGAGCGTCCCCGGCGTGAATGCCCTGTGTGCGGGGCGCCTGTTTTGCTGTCGTGCTTGGTAAGCCACGTCGGCTCGAGCAGGTGCGTGAACCGCTTGCACGTCGTTCACGCCGGGAAGCCAGTCCAACCCCACGGAGCCGAAGCACTAGCGGCGGCGGCAGCGCTGCACCGCATTCTCCGGCAAGGGAAACCCTCATGAGCGACAACCCAGCGCAGCGCCCGACACTGAAAGAGGCGCAGGCAGACATCCGCAGGCGGGCCAACGAGCACCGCAGGAAAACGAAACTTGCAGTTTCGGAAGCAATAAGAAACCTAGAACTTGCGAGCCTAATCGAAAAGCTCGCGGCGGTGCAGGAACTAACGCTAAACCCGCCGGGGGAACTGAGACCCATACAAGGGGACAAGGGGTATCAGTGCTTCCGCCTAGCGGTGCAACTGCAGCTGCTGCTAGGCCAGCTTTACCAGGAGCTCACTCCCGGCCAAGCCGAACTGACCTCCCTGCAGCAGCCAACGAGCGCCCCGTGTGCCGTGCAGGGTTGGGGCGAGAGGTGTCAGGGTGTCGGGATCGCATCAGCGCGTTGTAAGTAGTTAAAACCATGAGTAGAAGACGCATAGATGTCGAAACGTACAAAAGGCTCGTTCACGCGTTCCGTAGGGAAGGGTACGAGACGAATGTAAAGTCTGCGGCGGCGGAAGCCGGGTGCAGCTGGGAAATGGCCAAGAAGATGCTCACGGAGGGGTGGATGGATAAAGGCCTCCCGAGCATGGCGGCTATCCGGGAGCAGGAGCAGATACAGGCGCGGGCGCAGCTGCAGGCGGAGATGGCTGCGAAGAATGCGCTCAAGGAGAAGGAGCAGGAGGAGGCGTACAAGCAAGCCGTCGAGGCGCGGAAGCAGGAGGGTACGATGGTTGGGCTGGCCCGTTCCGCTACCCTGCAGAACCTAGCCGCTGTCACCGGGTTGGCGCAGTCAGCTCGAGTGTTGGCTCCTGTGGTGAAGGGGTTCATCGAGCTGCAGGCGAAGAAGTTGGAGGAGTGGACGCGCTACGAGGTGGCGTTCATGAATGGTAATCCTGCGATTGCCGCACCAAGCTTTGCCCGGCCTGCGCTAACCGCGCACCAGGCATTGGACCTGTTGCAGCGAGTGGCCACACTGACCTCGCAGATTACGGGTACCGCGCAGCAGGCGATGGAGATGGAGCGGCTGCACTTGGGTAAGCCTACGGAGATTATTGGCGTGGTGTCCGCTCACGTAGATATGACGTACGCGGAAGCGGTGGCTCGAGCCGAGGCGGCGCAGAATGCCGTCAAGCACTTCCAGGAAAGCGGCGAGGTTCAGCTAGTACTTACCCGAGGCCAAGACGAGCCGGAGTTGGGTGAACTAGTTGAGGACGTATGAGCTACAAGCGCTTATTCCCAGTTTGGTGCGTTTTTGTGTGGTTTTGCCTGTTGTTTTACCTGCGTTACGCCGAGCAGAAGTGTGTGCGGTCGAGCTGCCCCAAAGGGTATCTAGCGACGCATGAGCTCGATCGCGAGCCGAGCTGTATGTGTGAGCCCGGAGCGCTGCCATGAATAAAGACTACGTGGAAGTTATTGCGCGGGTGTGTCACGAGGTGAACCGTGCCTACTGCGCGTCCTATGGCGACCACACGCAACCAACGTGGGAGGACGCACCCGAGAGCAGTCGCAGAGCGACCCGCGAGGGAGTAGAGGCGTGCCTTTCCGGCGAGTGCACCGGGCCGGGGAAAACACACGACAACTGGGCGGCTGCTCTGTTTCGCGATGGGTGGGTGCATGGCTTCGAGAAAGACCCTGTGGCCAAGACGCACCCTGGTTTGGTGCCGTTTGAGCACTTGCCGCACCGCGAGCAGGTGAAGGACCACTTGTTCATCGCGGTTGTGCGTTCGCTCGCGAGCTATGGGTTTTTCACCTCGCGATTGGATGGGATCTGATGAGTGAAAGGAAGGATCGATCATGGGTTCTAGACGATACACGCTAACCGATCTGCAGGTTCTGGTTGCGGTTGCCAAGGCGAACGAGAATGGTCAGACGGAGTGGGAGCCTGCGCGAGGGCAGCAGGCAGCGGCGACGCGCCTTTGCAAGGCTGGCTTTCTGCTGGAGCGCCCAAACGGTAACACGGTGCCGTCGACGTACATCCCGAGCCTGCGGGGCGATGAGCTAGCGGTTATCATGCTCGACCTCCTGCGCGGAATGGCAATGCGACCATGAGCCGGATGGTTGAGGTGCATCCGCAGGTTCTCGCACAGTTGCAGGAGCGGGCGGCGCGATGCTCGGAACTGGAGAGCAAGGTGGTCGAGGTAGTGGCAGAGTTGCTGCGTTGGAGTGGCGAGGAGTTGCGGCCCGTCATACCACGAACAGCATGGAATAGCGGTCGCTCGAACGGGTTGCTCAAGGCTGCCGAAATGGTCGCGGAGAAGCTGGGGGCGAAGTCGTGACAACCGAAACAATCGATAAGCTGTTCTTAGAGCTGTCACAGGTTACCAGTGCAACTACTGCCAAGGAGTGCCGGCTTCTTGACTTAGCCGAGGCGACCAAGCCATTTGTGGAATTGGTTAAGGGTTCGAACGGGCGCATACCTGTGGAGAAGCTTTCGCTCGCCGACTGGCACCGCTTGGTGAAGGCTTGGGACAAGTGCGTCAAACAGGGCTTGTTGACGTGACTGACGACAAGAACATGTTGGTAGTCCTGGGGCGATGTTTCACGTGGAACGCACGGTACCAGCGGTGGGAGTGTCGTCTCAAAGGGCTTCGAAGACAGGGCGGGCCCTTGCTGATTCTGATGCAACGGGTGACACTGGGGCCTCACCCCGAGACGTTTTGGGTGGCGACGGCGTACGACAAGAGCAAGGACGGGGTGACGGCGGAGGAGGCGGTTACAAAACTGCAGAACTACTGGCTGCAGATTGCCGCGCTCGAGCCCTTGGGTTGAATTCGACACCGACGACACTTTTAACACTTGCAACTGTCGCGAACCCATGCGATAGTTAGTTCATGAGCGCGACACGCACCGCAGCCGAACTTGAAGTGAACGTTTTGATTCGCGAGATGGCCGGCTTCAAGAGCTTCATTGACGGGTACCGCTGCAAGGTGGACGTCGCCATTCTGCTGATCATCGCGGAGGCGCGCGGGTGGGACGTTGAGGCTACGGCTGAGTATGTCGGGCGGCTTGTGAGCGAGCGCACGCTGGTTGAGGTAGAGCCCAACCTGCTGTTCGTTCCGGCGCCTTTCTGAGATTCCACAGACAAGTTGAAAGGGTTGAGTTTATGAGTTGGGTTACCGAGGTACGGGCAGCAGTTGAAGGGTTGAGCTTGGACGTTGTCGAGATGTCCGAGGCGGCGGTGGTCAAGTTCGAGGAGGTCTGGGTGTACTTCCGAAGCGACCGGTCCGTTGATACGCGGACGATGCATCTTCCCGGCGTGTTGAGGGAGGGCGAGCGTGCAGCTTTGGATGCGGTTGTGAGTCAGCTGGACAGGCGTGTGTGGCGTTTCGCCTTGAGCGGAGATTCCTCGAAACCTTGGCACGATCAGTTGAGCGAAAAGCATCATTTGCACAATGACCTGGCGGTGGAGGCTTTGTTGGACCTGCATAGCCGCTTGGTGCAGTTGGAGGCGCACGCGCCGACCTCCGCAGAGCCAACGGCCAGGCCAGAGGCAACCAAGCTGCAAGAGCTGAGGGCTTTGCGGATTACGCACTCGGTCATCCGCGACAATGGGCGGCGGGCAGAGGTGGAGCTCAGCGTGAGTGGCGATGTCACGGCAATCGATACTGTGCGTATTGGGAAGCACCGGTACACACGCGTCGAGTAATTCGACACCGACGACGCTTTTTACACTTGCGAAGTCTATCGATCAATGCGATAGTTTGATCATGAACAAGCAAGACCTCGTAACGATGACCCTCAACCAAACCCGGCAAAACGCTTTGGTTGAGGCCGCAGGATTGGATAACGCTCAGCAGCTTCGCACGTTGAGTTCTTTCGACCTGCGTAAGGCAGCTTCCAAGGCTGCCTCGATCTTGAACAAGCTTGGGGTTGTACATCCCAAGGGCGTGCGATGGTCTGCGGACAAGGTTCTCACCACGTTTTGATTCGGAGGTTTCGCTAATGGGAACGCACGCTACAATTGGGTACTGGGACCCCGAGAAGGGTCACATCGTGGAGGCTTACTTGCACTACGATGGGGCCAGCGCGGCGACGCTGCGCGAGCACTACAATTCGTTGGAGTTGGCGAAGTATCTGGTGAGCGGCGGCGACATGTCGACGTTGGGCGCGAGTTGTTCGGCGCCCGAGGGGCACAGCTTTTCTACGCCGGTGGATGGGTACACGGTGTACTATCGGCGAGATCGAGGTGAGTCCGGTTGCGGGCCTCGGTCGACGCACATGCTGGCGTTTCGTTTGCGGACGGAGATTAGCTACCTGTTCAAAGATGGCGAATGGCAGGTTTTCTACGAGAGGCGCTGATGAAAAACATTCTTGTGGATTGCGATTACTCTCAGCTTGAGGAGTTGCGATGAATGTGGATGACTGCCGCTACTGTGGGCACAAGGCTAAGGTGCACGCGTTGCGCCGAGGCAACTATCAGCGTACGGGCGACAATTACCAGGTGACGTGCAACGGTTGCAGATGCCGCGGGCCACTGGTGAAGGATTCTGAGGCGAAGGCCGTGGAGGCGTGGAACGCGATGCAGCGGGGCGAGACCTGCTTTGGATGAGCTCATCGTTCGCGAGCGGCGCAGCCGGCTTCACCATATGTCTGAAAAGAAATGGACGGCGGCGTACTGCGCCCCCTTCCAGCAGGCGATGCGGGCGTTGTTGCCTGTATGCACCGATGGGGACTGTTTTCTTTCCGGGAGCGCGTTGCACGTGGGGCCCTGCGTGCCGTGTGAATGCGGGTTGGAGCACGCTATAGACGAGTGCCCGGAAAACTATCTAGGGAGCGACGAGTGATGAGCGACGAGGTTACCTACGAAGGGTGCGAGCAGTTTGTTGGTTGGACCGTTACCCTCATTCCGATGACCGCAGGCGAGTTTGGGGAGCCGGGTTACAGTCTCGACTGCCCCGGGTACAAGCGGGTGCACCTAACCCCGTCCAAGCATGACGTGTACATGCTGCAGCAAGAGGAGCGTGACGGGAGTGTGACCGAGGGGCGGCGTGCTTGGGTGCACAATCGCTCGCCGGATTGGGTCGAGGATGGCTGGCTTGTCGAGTGGCTGAAGCACGGTTTGTTGAAGCGCGTGAAGTGAGCGAAGGGGTTTCGAACCCTCCAGTCTGTTGAGCTATCTCAGGTAATGCTGTTGCGCGGGACGATGCAGGGTCCCGTTAAACGCAGGGGATTGACCCTGAGTCGAGCGAGTATGGGCGGCCGTGCTCGAGCCGTACCGCAATGACCTCGGCAACTTGTGCGCACGCCGGTGAGAAGCCGGTCGGTAGCTCAACAGACTGGAGGGTTTGAACTTTCGACACTCGCGACGCTTTTTATACTTGCGAAGTCTATCGATCAATGCGATAGTTAGGTCATGAACAGCAAGCTGAGCAAGACCGCGATCAAGAACCCGAAGTTCAGGATTTCCGTTTACTGGGCCGCGCTCGAGACGTGCACCACGGACGCTCAAGAAAAGTGCGTTCTCGAGCAGATTGAAGCTACGGCTCGGGTCTTGGCGCGAGGGCGCTGGTGAGCTCGCTTAAGGAGTCGATCGTGCAAGTTCAAATCTCGAAAGAAGGGCGCCGCTACTACCTGCTGGGTAACACCTACGCTATCAAGGATGCGCTTCGTGCAGCCGGTGCGAAGTGGGACCGGGAGCGCGGCGCTTGGTGGACGAGCAAGCCTGACGTGGCGGCTCGTTTTGAAGAGCAGGTGCGAGAGAAGTCTGCGGCGCTTGAAGCGGTGCAGGCAGCAACGGCAAACGAGCCGCGAAGCGCGGTGCGCGGGAACACTTACCCTGTGCGCGAGGCGTTGAGGGCGCTTGGTGGAACGTGGGATGCCGCAGGCAAGGTGTGGGTTGTCCCTGCGTCCAAAGAGGCGGAGGCCAACGCGCTGGTTGCCGCTGCACCGAAGTCGACCTTTAAGCGACCTTCGCCCGATGGTTACTATCGCAGAGGCGGGCAGACCTTGGCGCGAGGGTGTGCGGACTGTTCCCGGCTAGGGCGGATGTGCGCGCAGTGCGAGTTCGATTCCTGAACTTTCGACACTGGCGACGCTTTTTATACTTGCGAACCCTCTAGGGCCGTGCGATAGTTAGGTCATGAACAGCAACCAACCCGAAACGACCGCAACCATCCTCCCTTCGAAGAACGCACGTTTGGTGTCGCTTCGCCGTCGGTTTCGCCTCGCGGCGGAGCAGGTTCAGCCTGCTGTTCGCGCCAACTACGCGAGCGCGCAGGAGTACATTGCGGCGACGCAGGAACAAGCGCAGGTGCGCAAGGGAGTGCAGGCTCTCGCGATGCAGCTCATGAAGCTCGACCGCTCGAATCGCCTGTACTGGGAGCGCCAGTACGATCGCTACGACTCTTGTTACTCGACGTTTTGAAAGGACCCGCCCGATGAAAGATTACGCATTGATCGAAGAGTTGAGTAAGCGGGCTTCCGCTAACCTAGGGCCCGCTTACTACGATGCTTTGCTTCTCGTGATTGCCGGCCTGCTGGGCGAGCCGGCGCGCGCTTGTCTCGTTGAGGCTTTTGTGCGGGGACCGCAGGACATGGCGAAGGTGCCCGGGTCGTCGACGCTGGTGAGGGCCTTGGTGCAGGCGGGGTTGCTTACGCGCTCTGCGTCGATGGCTTCCGACTTCATCGTCGGGGCGAGTGTGATGGGGAGGCGCCTGGTAGAGCGCGCGGGCTGGGTAACCCTGCAATCCGAAGCGCAGCAAGCACTCACGGAAGGGAAGTTCGATGAATAATCAACCTGCAACTGTGGTTCTAACCCGGGCTCGAGCCCAAGCTATCTTGGAGGAGGCGCAGAAGCCAGTGGCTTTCCCGGCCTGCTGCGCTCCTTGGGTGGACCGAATCAAGTTCACGCCGGAGGAGAAGGTGGAGCTGAACCGGGCGTGGGACCTGTTGCCCGGGTGGACGACGCAGCTGATGGCGCTTCGGCGCATCGCGGAAGGCACGCTGGAGGTGCCTTCCGCGATTATCCAAGAAGAGTTCTGGTCCTGCAGGTTTTGCAAACACCGCAATGGCGGGTTGCAAGGCGAGGACGAAGGTTTGCGCTGTCGTGGTTGTGGTGCGCAGAAGGCTGACGAGCCGTGGGAGGCGCCTGCCGACGACTATGCGGCGCCGACTGTCACGGACCCGGAGCTGATAGATCGCGCCCTGGCGGGCGAGGTGTGGACGTGCGGGTACTGTTTCAACGTCGAGCGCAACGAGCACGACGCTTGCTCTGCTTGCGGCGCCGAACGGGCTCGAGCGATGCAGATACAGGCGGAGCGGGAGCACTGGCGGGAGCTGATGGGTTCTCGTGAAGAGCCGCCCGCATCGAGCGAAGCGCCAAGCCTTCCCGGCCTGCAAAAGTCACTGAACGAGGCGACGTGGTGGATTCTGGCCGGAGGTATTGGGCTCCTCTTGCTCATCGCGGGTTGCGTGTACTTCTTCGGAACGCATACGAGCACGGGCGTCGTGGCGCAGGTGCGCTGGGAGAGAACCGCTATCGTAGAAGAGCGGCACATCAAACACGGCGAGGATTGGGACGGGGCGATGCACGTCGGCGCGTTTGATACCGAGTGCGAGACGCGGCTGAAGCGGTATCAGAACTGCAACCCGCACAGCTGTCGCCCGCATCGTGTTGGCTACTCTTGCAATTGCTCAGGCGGCGACAGTTACGCTTGCGGCTCGAGTCGGAGTTGCCGCTCGAACGGGAATGGCTCTCGCACGTGTACGGACCGCACCAAGTACTGCACACATCCACGGCGCTGCGATACCTGCTACCGAACCGAGTATGATACGTGTTGGGATAGCTGCCCTGTTTACGATCGCTGGTGCCGCTACAGCTATCCGCAGTGGGAAGAGATTGCTCGAAAGCGTACCGCGGGTAGCGATCTGCACCCGAAGTGGCCCGACCTTGCAGCGCATGGCGCGGACCAGCGGCTGCGGCAGTTGGAAGGGTACGAGGTGCACATCCGCGACGCTGAGCACGATTGGAAGTTGGAGCCGGCGGGAGAAGTCGAGTTCCAGTGCTATGATGTCGGTACGACTCATCGCGTCGAGTACACTCGCGCAGGTAGCTTCAAGGTGAAGGATTGATCTTGGCGATGGCTGACCTCAGTAAGCTTGTTCGTTTTATTGCCGATCGCGAGGCGCCGATTCTCATGCACAGGATGGCGCATGGGCGCACGCCCGAGGAGGAGGAAGTTCGACGCGTTTCAAAGTGCGGTTTGGCCGCGTGGCGCCTCGCTGTGAAAGAACGTGTGCGAGCTGAACGCATCGCGGAGGCGCTCATCGCATGAGGAGCGCACACAGTGACGTGCAGTGTGCGGGATTTGAGTTGGCGAAAGGTGAACACTGATGAATCGAGAGTTCAAAGAACGTGTGGAAATTGTTCTCAAGCGGCTGGACAACCAGCCGCAGATGGAGCTGTGCCGGGCATCGGCGGACTTGCTCCGCCAGGCGATGGCGGAGTTGACGACGCGCGTCGAGCCAAGCAAGTCGCCTGCGGAGTTTGCGCTAGTTGTTCGGCGTGCGGGCGATGCTTGTCACGCTGCATTCTTGAAGTTTGGTACAGATTGGCGGCAGCTGGGGCAGGCCATTGAGCGGTTAGATCGCCGCTATCACGGTTCAAAAGAGCGAGTTTTGACGCCGGAGACCGTAGCAGATATCAAACAGGCGTTGGACCTGGAGTATCGGCTCACCGGGGACACGAAGATTGTTGCGCCTTTGGCGCGCTTTCTCGGAGTCGACCTCGACGATCCGGACGTGTTTGAACGCACGGGTTCAAAGGTTGGCTGAGCCTAATGTCTGCCCGGCGCTATCCCTCGATTCAAGGTAAGCCGCAGCGTGTCACTTCTATGGGTGTCTTGCGATGTTAACGGGTTCAACGTTCGATCGTTCGTGATTGATGGCGAGGTGCATCGGCACGAGCAGATTCAGTTCGATCACGAGAACTACTGTGCGCCTTGGCAAGTTGCGTTGCGTAAGTTGGCCAATAACTGGTGCAACAACCCGGAGTGCACTCTTTCCGGCGGGTACGCTCATGTCGGGGAATGCGAACCCTGCGATTGCGGGTACCTGCACGCAGTAGATGAGTGCCCGAAGAACTATGAGCAACCGAGCGGACCGTAAGAAGCGCCATTTGGCTCGCCTCAACGCGCAGGAGCACAATCAGCCCTGGCAGCGTTTGTTACGTTCCCTTTCAGGATTCGAGAATTTGTGCTGCAGCGCGAACTGTACACTTTCCGGGGGCTACGCTCACGTCGGTCCTTGCGTGGACTGTGGGTGCGGTGTGCGCCACGCGGTAGACGAGTGCCCAAAGCGCTACGAGGAGAGACATGGCAAGCAAACAGAAGTTGAAGTTGGTGGAGGCGATGAACAGCCACATCGGTGTGACGCTGACGTGTGACGAGGAGGGGCCGGGCGAGTTCCTAGCGAGCGTTTCGGGCGACCACTTAGTCACGGACGCCTGGGCGACGACGCGAGGCACGGCAGTGCGTCGTGCGCTCGAGAAGTGGGCAAATGCCTACGAGACGAAGCACGGGCACGGCGCTGAACTGGATGACGATGGCGACCTGCCCGAAAACGACCCAAGCGCCGGCTAGTGAGAGATCATGAAGATTTACCGAATGATGGCGGAGTCGACGGACGCCGCGAAGGTAGTTGAGATGTCGCTTGCCTTGGTAGACGCGGGATTCAAGGTGAGCGTTGACTCGGTTGCGGAGCCCCTGGAGGTGACGGAACCCACGATGATGTTGCCCCAGCCAGACCTGTACAAGGTGGCGCGGGGGTTGGGGCAGTTCACCATTTCGCGCTTGGCCGACGTTAGTGGCCAGACGGTGATACAGGTACGCAACGTTTTGTCTGTATGGCGGCGCCTCAACAAGGTCGAGGAAGTGCGCTCGATTCGAGTTTCGGGACAGGTGGGTCGCGCCGTGAAGGTGTGGAGGTGCACGGCGTGAGCAAGCGACGCGAACCGCGCCTATCTTCCCGGCACGAGCAGGCTTTGTTCCGGTTTCGCGTGGTGGACCTCCGCACCGCTTCCGTGCAGGACAAGGCTGCGCTGCGGCTCCTCAAGATTGGCTATGTCGAGCACACAGGCAAGCGCGGCACCAGTTGGGTTGAGCTGCGCTTGACGGAAGCCGGGCGGGCGCGGATGAGGGCAGTGTTCACCGAGGAGGAGCTGCGCAGCGGGCGGATACAGGGAGTCGCGCAGTGGTGAAGTTCTTTCCTTTGTCAGTCTCTCGCGTTGAGGCGCGACGCGTGCAGGAGAGAAACTTGCGCCGTTTGCTATTCCCATTTCCACGCGAGCCCTACAGCGGTGAACCGTACGGTTCACCGCACGCAAAGCCCCAAACGACAGCAGGGCACGATGTGCCGGAGGACTTCGTTGCCAGGTACGATCAACCGTTTCAGCGCATGCTGCGCTACGTCACCGGACAAAGCTGTCCAGACGGGCTCTGTACCCTTTCCGGCGGGATGGGACACGCGGGGCCTTGCCAGTCGTGCGAGTGCGGGGACAAGCACGCTATCGACGAGTGTCCGCTAACTTACAGGGCGCGGGAGCGCGAAGCTGCGCGGTTTGTTGAGACGGCGCGGCGGAACTTCAAGTTGGGCGAGAGCGAGTAATTCGACACTCGCGACGCTTTTTATACTTGCGAAGTCTATCGATCGATGCGATAGTTAGGTCATGAACGCAACGACCATCGTGGACCTGAAAACGGTAACTCTCGATCGCACAGGTACGCAGGTTCTTCGTACGCGTAAGGGTGAGCGACGTTACGGTGTCGCTTGGGTTCTGGCGGACGGTTCATTGTTGATATCTCGCATCAGCGTTGTGTCGGTGACGCAGGTAACCCCCTTGTTGCTCGCGAAGCGACGCGGCCTGCGCGAGGGTTGGATTAACGCAGATACCGCCAAGTGGGATGAGCACGAGCAGGCTATGTACTTCAAGACGCGAAGGACTGGTTTGGTATGAGAGGCCTGGGGTGAATGATGGCGCTGACACCCGCGGAGCGTGACGAGGTGGACGAGATTGCTGCAAAAGATGTCGCTAACACACGCGTGCTCATTCTCCACTTTGGACATCGCGACGGAGGCCTGACCGCGCACTTGCGGTACCCGCAGGACACAGACAGACGGTATTGTTACGTGGCCTGCTACGATCGCCACGTAGCAACGCTGCGGGCGGCGCAGAAGACAGTCGAAATGTTGACTGGAGACGAGCGTTTATGACTTACCAAGAGTTCGTTGTGCGAGTGCGCGCCATCCTTTACCCGGCCGGGGATGAGGAGGCGCCGTTCACCGAAGAGATGGCTTCGGATATTGCAGACTTGCTATCGGAGGTGCCGTTTACTGATTGCTGGCAGGAGTTCAACGAAAGCGAGTGGCGCGTGTTTGTTGGAAAGCGCCCGACTGCGATTCATCACGGCTTTGCCGACTGCCCCGGTGCCAGTGTGTTTCTGTGCCGCACCAAGTACGGCTGCGGGCGGTATGTGTGCGCGTGCGACGGAGGGGGCGGCGACGCAGTGGAGGAGCAACTGTGCTCCGCATGCTGGGTCAAGTACCAGGATGTGAAGTTCGAGCGGGAGGCGCTGAAGCGCGCGGTGCGTCTCCTGGAGGGGCGACGCCGAGCACTCTTTCCCGGCCGGAGAGTGTTGCCATGAAGATGGATGACATCGTTCCCGCGCTTCGGCGACGGCGGCGCGAGTTGGGTTTGTCCACGCGTGTTCTCGCGGAGCGGGCAGGCGTGAGCGCGGACAACCTGCGCAGGATTGAGACGCGGTACCAGATGCCTACGCTGCCAATTCTGCTGGCCCTGTGCGACGCCCTGGGGCTGGAGCTTGCGTTGACGTTGAAGTCCGAGTAATTCGACACTCGTGACACTTTTTACACTTGCGAAGTCTATCGATCAATGCGATAGTTAGGTCATGAACACGACGCAAACCGCCTACAGCAAAGCAGCAACCCTTAGCGACAGGATCAACGATACGACCGATGTGCACGGTGTCTGCGCTCGCACCATCGAGCTCAAGACCGGCGCTGTGATGGTCAAGCTGACCTCGGCCAAGCCCGGTGCGTTTGGCGCTTTCGAGTACCACGGTCGCGTGGAATACTCGGACTCGATGGCTACCGTGATTGAGTTGCTGACCGAGCGCGCTCACGAGGCGCTCAGCGTGTTGGGGGCATGATGCACCAGACAAAACCCGAAATAGCTGAGCGTGATACGCAGGCTTTAGAGCTGGCGGAGCAGATTCGAGCAACGCCGCGCGTCAAGTGGACGAACGCGGCGCAGGAACGCCTCGTGTTAAAGGCGGCGGCGGAGGTTCGTCGCTTAGTCCAGGAAAACGCAGAATTGCGATTCCGCATTCATCAGTTGGAGGCTCGCTTTTGAAAAACCTTGCGGATTCTATTCCTACCTACTTTATCATCGAGATGCGCGAGCACGTTGCGATTGCTCTCTGCGCTACGGAGTGGCAGGACCGTCAAGCGCCTAGCGAGTTTATCGATCGAATGTACGCTGCGACGCGCGTCCAGGAGTTGGAAGGTTTTGACTTGACGCCGGCGGTGCACGTTGAGATGGAGGGGCGGATAAACGCGTTTCTTCGCGAGGCTTCCACTTCCGGGCTTACCTGGCGCAGCGGATTCCTTGGGAGGGACGCGGGGCAGCTGCCTCGACCGAGCGTCGAGGTGTTTAAGTCGAGTTTCAATTGAAGATTCTAGATCTTGGCGGTGGATGCGCGTTCTTCGTCACCGGCGACCCTTCTCCCGGCGTGTATGATGCGGAGGCGGCGAGGAGCAATCGCCCGGCGGTGCCGTGCAGCGGTTGCGGGGCTATCGCTCTCGTGGGTTTGCTGAGTGACGCCGGGGAAGAGCAGGATTGTAAGTTTTGCCGCGCAGGGAAGCTCACTCCAGGGAACACGCACCTCCTGCTTGTTCAGGAGGCTCAGCGCGCGTTTGACGCGTCGGTGGAGGCCTTGCGGGCCGCGCGCCGTCGAGTGCCTGGAAACGCACCGCAGGTCAGCTAGAGTCCCTTTCGCGCGTGGCGCAGAAAGGTAGATTCGATGACTGTTACTTTGAAGATTGAGCATGTTGCGGGCTCGCAACCCGTGGTGTTTCAGCGTTGGGCAGGCGGCGCAGTGGAGACGCAAGGGCCGCTGAAGCCTGGGGAAACCACGCAGGTGACTGTGTGGGCGGGGGATACGGGGAAGCTCGAGATTGTGGAGCCGGGAAGAGCGAGCGTGGTCGACATCGCGCAAAGTATGCCGATCGACGACCCTAAACGGCTTTACCTCACGTCGTATCCAGACCCGACGGCGGAAGATTTGGGCGATCCAGAGTTTCAGTGTATCTGGGAAGCGATCAAGAAGTGGGATATTGCGCGCGATCCGAGTCGCGAGGCAATGGCACTTCGGGCTGGCGCCACGGGGAACGATGTGATGCACATCCTGCGCGAGCTGCGCGCCATTCGACAGATCGGATAACGTCGACACTTTTTCCACTTGCAAACCTTGCGACCCTGAGGGATAGTTTAGAAATGCCCCGAGTTCCGCAGGTGACCGAAGTCGATAACCGCCCAGCGTGCCCCGAGTGTGGGGAGAAACCGCCAGGGCGGTTTCTGTGCGCGCCGAACAAGTTCAGCTTGTCGTACTACCGGTGTTACGCTTGCCGGTACTGGTGGCCTTGCTGGGACACGAAGATCGCGCCCACTTGGGTAATGCATGAGGCGGACTTTGCTCCGCAGCGCCTGAGGCCGCGCGTTGTGGGGAACGGGCAGCATTGGATAAGGGCGGCGAGCCCCAAGCAGCCTGTGTTTATCGAGGTGCCGGCGGCGCACGCGGCGGAGTACGCGGACGTTAAGATCAAAAACTACTCGCACACCAAGATCAAGGTGCCGCGGGGGTTTGGGGTTACGTACCGCGCGATTCTTCGCGAGCGCGGAACGCCTACTGTTGCGGAAGTTGTCGATGCGCTGGGCTTGATTTGTTACCAGGTCCTGCCGTGCGTCGTTCAGAACGAGTGGAGCTCGTTCAAGAGGCTCGAGGCGTTTGTTTGGGCCGTGACTGAGCATCTACGGGCGAGCGACAACGCGGTGCAGCGGCATCCTCTCCCGGCCTGGGCGAAGTCGTTGCGGGAGTATCGAGCGGCGGTGACGAACGGCGGAGAGATTTTTGACGTGCACACCATTCACGTGCCGAGCGCATTCCTGCCTCGACCCGATCAAATTCGGTGTCATCTCTGTCAAGGCGTACACTGTTGAGCCGGGAAAGGTTGGTTGACGCAGCTATGAAGAACGTCATGATCGAACTCAAAAGGCAGATTCACTTTTCGTGGCGCAATGGTAAGCCTGGAACGGTGGTTGAGATCAAGCAGGCGTATCGGCTCGGTACGCAAGACCGTCACCAGCTGTTTGGTATTGGCGATTGGACGCTGGTGGAGGGATTGCGCCTCGTTGCGGGCCACGCGGAGACGTTTACCGCGCCGGAGCGCCTAGCTATTGCTCAAGGCGCTCTCGCGTTTTCGGGCACCCGCGTAGCGTCTTTTGCGCCTGAGTCCGATGCGCCTCCGGAAGAGTGAGCGGCGGCGCAAACTGCGAGCGCGCCGGAGGCGCCGGGCGCGTCGGCGGAGGTATCGGCGCGCCTTGCGATGCCTTGGCGTAGCAGAGGATAAGCCGGATTTCCCGGAGTTTTACCGACGTATGAAGTGGGTGCGTTTGCGGCGCGCGTTGTCGAAGTTACTAGATCTAGCCGAGCAGAGCGTGTGGTGGCGGCGTGTACAAGGCTCGCCACGTGAGATTGAGGTCATGTACTCGCGGTTTCCGCTGTCACCGCTATACCTAACGCGCGGGCGTTCGTTTCGAGAGATCTATTGGTTGGTGAGCGCTTGGCAAACTTCCACGCCACAACACCTCGCACGCAATCGCGTTTTAAGCCGAACGTTTCGGAAGATGTATCGACAGAAAGGGTGAGTTTGTGGAGTTCATGTTTGTTTTTCTAGGCGTTGTTCTTGCGGTGATCTTCTTCGTCTGCACAGTTGCAGCCGTCTTGGCGCGGATGCTGAAAACGGAGTCGCAGCGCTACCCGGAGGCCAAGCCGTTACCACGCGTGTCGAATAGAGACTCTGTGTTTGCGGTACCTAGCATTCCGGTCAGTGTCTCGGCGCAAAGGTACGCTGCCGCAGGGGTAGGATTCCGCGAAACGTACAGCCCACCTCCGCAATTGACCGAGCTCGAGCTGCAGGAGCTAGTTGCACGTTTCGAAGCTCGGGCTAAGCGCGCGCTTCACGACAACACGTCCTCCGCACCTATCTTTCAGCGCCGCGGTGTATTGCCTCCGATTGTCGACACTGTGGGCGAGGCCGTCGAGGACAACGGGCCCGAGTCCCTTCCCGGCTTGTTCATGGCGCCTAGCTTCAGCGAGGGAGCGACGGCAGACAGCCAGCGGGACACGACGCCGAACGCAGAGTTCGAGGGCGGGGGCGGTAGCTTTGGCGGGGCGGGTTCTTCGGACGAGTGGTAAGGTCAATCATGAAAACGTTTACTCTGGAAGTTTCAATCGAGTCGAAAGCAGATGGCGGGGATACCGTTGTGTCGGGCAAAGCGTGCGCTGTCTACGAAAGCGAGCAGCGCAACTTCACCTCAGGTAAGAGGCTGACGGCGGCGCAGAAACGCGGTGGGGTTACGCTCTCTTCTGTTGAGCAGGAAGTCGCGGCGAACCTCGCGAAGATGGCTTGCGGGCGCGCGCCGTGAAGCGATACGCTTTTGAAGTGATCGCAGTTGCGGCGACCATCATCTTTTGCGCCTGCGTTGCCCGCCACGTTTGGGCGGAGCGAGCGCTGTGCGAACGGCAGGCGTGTCCTCCCGGCTTGGTGAAGGAGTTTCAGTGGCGGCCAGCTCGTTGCTTTTGCGCGTTTCCTGGGGATTGATGGCCTCGTTGACTCGTGAGTGGTTCGTTTACATGGTGCAGTGTAGTGACGGCACGATTTACACGGGGATGACCACGGACGTCGCAAGGCGCGTGGGGCAGCACAATGCGGGGCGGAGCGCAGGTGGGGCGAGGTACACGAGCGGGCGGCGACCCGTCCGCTTGATTTACTTGGAGAAGGTCGTCGGCACGAAGGCAGCTGCGGCGCGGGAGCGCGAGCTGAAGCGGATGGCGCGCGAAACCAAGCTCGCCCTCGCGGAGCGTTTTTGTGAGTGACTCGATTTGGATTGCGTTAGCACTGTGGTCTCTGTTCCCCTCGGACTGGGTGTACCAGGCGTGCGAGCGTCAAGCTGCGGCGATTGATGAGCAGTGGCAAAGGCGCCCTCGGTTGCGCGTTGTGCGTCGAGCCAAACCCAACGTGTCCCTCCCGTGTGGAGACGATCTCGATTTGCTGGACGCGGAAGTCACGCAGCGCATTCACGAGCACAGACAGGCGTTGCAAGAGTTGAGGGTTTTGATGCACGTAGATGCAGAAGTGTTGCGTGGTCTTGAAGTGGCGTTGGCGCTCGTTCGGGATTCCAAGGGTGTGCGCCCTCCGAAAGCGACGTGCGTGTGTTGCGGGGTTGTTCCTCGCGGTTTGGACGGATGCTCGCACTGGTTGAAGATGCTGGCTTGCGGGGATGCAGATCGCTGGAATGACATGCGTGAGTGGCAAGCGCCGATGGAGTTCGATCGCAACGTCGAACTTGCTTGGCGTATTCTCGCGCGGCTTCCCTCGGATGATCTGGTCATGCTGAGCTACTCGCAGGCGGAGCAGAAGCGCCGGATGGCAAACGAGGCAATAGGCACACCGGGTTACCAGGCGCTGAAAGACGCGGTTGTGCAGCGGCTTCTGGAAGAAACGACATAAACGACACTTTTTACACTTGCGAACCTGAGGCCTAGGGTGTATACCTAGGTCATGAAGTCTGCAAGTCTCTATGTGCCTTTCAAAAGTGACGGCGTGCTGTGCATCGAGTACCCACCGGAAACGATTGTTCTGTTCGACGCCGATGAGTGCGACGCGGTGGAAGCTTTGCTTCCCGAGCATGCCTTGACGGGGATGGACGTGATGCATTCGACTCTCGACGCCAACGGCGATGGGGAGTTGCACCTTGGGCTTGACGGCGATGTGCGCTACATCGTGGAAGTGGGGGCGCCGTGAACGCGGCTCCTATCTGCACGCAGTTGCTTGCCTCCAAGCAACACGCTCTGACGGCGGAGACAGCCTGCGGGGTTGCTGCTTGGGTGTACCGCTACTCGCGAGCATGGGACGGAAACCACGACGCGGCTTCGACCAAGTACTTGCGTGCTCTCGAGATTTTACAGCACGGCGTTTACGTTCTGGAGATTCAGACAGGGCCGCGCCGCTGGGAGCGGGATAGCAAGCTCGCGACGCGCGACCTTGCGGAGGCACTGCGGGCGCAGGCGTTGAACTACGCGAACGGATCTCCAACGCGCGTTCGGTTTGATGCGACCGTGCGCATTCCCGGCACGCGGGGGAAGGTGGTTACAAAAACGATGGTGGCGAGCATTTCGACACTTGCGAATCTTGGATAACGTGGGATAGTTATTGGGTAAAGGGGGAAACGATGAAATCAGCAATCACAGAAAGGCCAGAGTTAACAGCAGATGAAGCGGGCGTTTCGCCAACGGAGCGCCCTACGCGCCGCATGGCGCAGGACCACAGGAGTCACTTGCGTAGTTTGGCGCGGGACGCGCGAGGCGACTCGGTGCCGACCCCGGCGAGCGTTCCGAGAGATCAGGAATGGGCTGGGTTTAGCCCGGACATGAATGCTATCTTCGAAGAACTGCTCGCTACGGAAGAGTCCGATGACAAAGTGGCTTAGTCTTCTCCTTCTGACCGTTGCTTGCTCGGCGCCACGCGTTGACGAGGCCCCGTCGGATGTGATTCTGTCGGCTGTTTCGGAGCCATCGTTGGAGCTGAGAACGCACACGATCTGTGCGACGGCGGAAGCTCTCGAGATTGAGCCTCGCTTGAACGATCTTGTTCGCGAGGCTCTAGCCTACTGGGATGACGCGGGGATGGATGTCTCGGCGTGGAGCGTGCCGGAAGGCGAGGATTGCGAGATCGACGTGGCTTTTCCGGCCGTCGACTGGGATTACTGGGTGAAGCACCCTAAGGCCGCTGCGGCGGCGCAGGTGAAGGGCAAGATGCGCCCGGGGGAATGCACTCCACAGGCGCTATTTGTCAGTCTGGCCCAATGGGGTCGGATGATCGACAATGGATGGGAGCAGACTGCGATCACGCATGAGTTTGGGCACCTGTTGTGCCTGCCTCACGTGCTCGACGATGACGCGGACATCATGTCCCCGGCAGGAGGTGTAGAGTGAAAGTTTCGGATTATTTTTCGGAGAAGGAAAAGACTGCGGAAGCTATGACCAAGCGCAGTCTGCAGGCTGGGTTGTCACAGGCTACGGTCGACGCTTGGCGCGCGGAGCAGCATGCCTACGTCAGAGCACGGATTGCGCAGGAACGGTTTGAGGCAAACTTGCTGCAGTTTGCGGCGAGCTTGCCAGACGCGCTTCGCGTGGGGCTCGAGGTGTTGGTGACGACGGCAGCCGATACGATTCCGCCGAGCGCGAGCCCCGTTCAGCGGGCGCAGATTTGGTGAGCGGATGGAGCGCCTTTTGCGAATTGAACCAATCGGCTTCGAAGTGAGGCACCCGACGACAGGCGCGCCGATGCCTCCGCCCGAGTCGGGATGGGAGAGGGCGCTGGAGCTGATGGTGCCGGAGCATCTCCGACAAGGGTTGGTGGATTACGTGTTGCGCGCACAGACGCCCGGTGGGTTTTTGCGTGCCGTCATAGATGACCAACTGTGTGAGGCCATCATGCGCGCCGATTTTGTGTCGCGGGAGCACTTGCGTGAGATTGTGCAGTGGCTTGCCGGGTATGCTCCCGAGCCTTGTCACGGCTCAGCTGCCAAGCGACGAAGTTGGGAACTTTACGCGCAGGCGATTGCTGAAAAAGTTGCAGAAGCCCTGGTGTCGCACAGCGTTCAGATCTGATACACCTGGTGCATGACACGCAGTGTGGCACCGCGGCTGAGGCTATTCCTCAACCAGATGTACCTGAAGCTTCGGGAAAACGACCACAAGGGCGATTGGCGCCTGGAGTTGAGCATTCCTGAGTTGTGGGAACTGCTGGAAGACGAGATAGAGGAGCTGGCGCAGGCCATCAACAGCAACCTCGGCTCGCAGGAAATTGTGCGGGAGTGCGCCGACGTTGCAAACTTCGCCATGATGATTGCGGATGTCGCTGGAGGCTTGGTTGAAGACAAGAGCCCGGTGTCTTCGGAAGCTCCAACGCGTGTTGACTGGCAGGCACCATCGTATCGCGAGCCGCCGCTGTTTCCGACGCCCGAGGAAATCACGGCATCCGTGGCTACGCTCGAGCAGGATGAGCCAACCTCCAAAATATTCCGATGAACCTGCTTGGGTAGGCGAGCCCATGGAAGATTGGGTTTACGACCGCGCGCCTTCATTACCACCGCGCAGCCCACTTGAGGCGACGCCCTCACTAGTTCGGCGCAGATTTCGTGGGCAGTATCTCCGCGAATATTCGGAGATCTCCCTGTTTTTCGATGCGGAGGGCAAGATTGTTGGCGACTCTGATGGCGCCGACTCGTGCGGGGGCACGGGGAACCCAGAGCCGTGCGGGGGTTGCGGATGTTGCTTGACAGCGCAGGCCCTCTACTCCGGCTTGGTGGGCGTTCTTGCTTGTCAAACTGAAGCTGCGTTTGTGCGGGAGTGGAGTCGTGCGTACAGGCACGATCTAACATTTATGGATCGAAAGTTTAGGATTTGTACGGTTTGTTCTCTGCAGAGCGCCGGAGTCAAGAAGGTGCGGGCGCACTGGATTGCCCAAAGCGGGGATCGAATGCAGTGGTTTGAGTGCGGCGAGCACGGTCCCGCAGATCACGCTCGAGCCTGCGGCGAGGAACCGGACGCGGACAACTTGCGCGTGGGGGTGGTTTCGTGGCAGTTATTCCAGGAGCGGCTCGTCGGAAGTATTGTAGCTTCCCGACTGACGGGCCTTTCTGAGGGTAATTTCCCGTTATGCCTACCGCTGTCGACCTCCTGCAAGACCTAGGTGTCCCCGCCGACAAGGTCACCCATTACGTCGCAGATCTTGTTTCCGCCCAAAAAGCCCTAGCCGAATGCAAACGGCACGATTTCCAGCCCTTCCCCTACGGGCTGAAGGTGTGTGCGCATTGCAAGGTGACCGTCGCCAATCGCGAAGCGACCCTTTACGAGCAAGGGCTGCGCCACGGCGCCGAAGGCTAACCCGGCATGCAGGCGTTTGTTATGCCTCCGGGAACGGCGGCCAAAGATCTTGTTCCCGACGCTCTGAAAAAAGACATCCTCAACGCGGAGCCGTTGATTCAGCAGGCGGCGCGCGTCGATCCCATCACGTTCAACAGCTACGTGCTGAAGGATGAGGAGACCGGCAGCCCCATTTCGATGCAGCCGTTGCACAAGGAGTGGCATCGGCTAATCACGGCGCACAAGCGCACGTTGATTTGGTCGCACGTCGAGGCCGGGAAGACTCAGCAGATCTCGATTGGGCGCGTGCTCTTCGAGTTGGGGCGCAATCCGAACTTGCGTGTTGTGATCGTTAGCAATACGGACGGCCAGGCTCAAAAGATCTGCCGCACGATCGGCAAATACATCGAATCCAGCACGGAGCTGCACGCGGTGTTTCCGAATTTGCGTCCGGACAAGTCCGCGAAGTGGACGCAACATCAGCTGAACATCGCGGGGCGCGCAGGCGCTCCGAAGGACGCGTCGGTGACGACGTGCGGTATCCACGGCAACATTCTCGGCGCTCGTATCGATCTCTTGATCGTAGACGATATCCTGGATTACGAAAACTCGCTGAGCCCGGCGCAGCGCGAGGAGTTGTGGAGGTGGTTTCACGCGACGCTCGAAGGTCGTCTGACGCGAAACGCCAAGATTGTCTGTGTGGGGACGGCGTGGCACCGCGACGACATCATGCACCGGTGGGCGAAGCAGAGGCCAACGTGGATGGCCGTCCGGTATCCCATCATCAATCGAAGGGGCGCGTTGACGTGGCCGGAGAGATGGCCGCGAGAGCGCATCGAAGAGAAGAAGGGGATTCTCGGGCCCGTTGAATACGCTCGTCAGCTGATGTGTTCGGCGCGCAACGATGAGGATGCGCACTTCCAGATCGAGTGGATTGAGGCGTGTCGGGAGCGCGGCGCGGGCAAGCGGTTGAAGGCGATGCTCGAGTACGTGCCTGCAGGCTACCGTGTGTTTACAGGGGTCGACTTGGCGACGGGTAAGAACAAGTCGCGAGGCGACTTGACGTGTTTGTTCACGATTGCCGTGCACCCTGATGAGAGCCGCGAAGTGTTGAACGTGCAGTCGGGGAGATGGGCGGGCCCGGAGATTGTGGAGCGCATCTACCGCTGCCACCAGGCTTACCAGGGCATCATGATCGTTGAGAATAATGCGGCGCAGGAGTTCATCCTGCAGTTCTCGCGCAAGCGGTCGGCGACGCCCGTCGTCCCTTTCACGACGGGTAAGAACAAGCTCAACCCAGAGCACGGTATCACCTCGATTGCCGTCGAGTTGAGCAACCACAAGTGGATTATTCCCTACGATCCGCGCACTCGGAAGAGCGCTGCGGAGATTGAGGCGTGGATTCAGGAAATGCTGAGCTACGACCCCAACGCGCACACCGGCGACCGACTGATGGCTTCCTGGTTTGCTCGCGAGGGCGCGCGGGCGAAGCGAACCAAGGGCGGCGTGTATACGTTTGACACTGTGACCCGGTAAGTGGCGCCCTTCCCGGCTAGGATAGGAGTATGGTTACCTTCCGGGAGAAGAAGTTTCTCGAGCCCTCGCTCGAGCATTGCATGCATTGCGGCGCACACGTGCCTCAGGCGAATTACACCGCGCACCGGTGGGCTATCAATGCCGGGCCTGAGTTGCCGTTGTGTGATGCGTGCGGTGAGGAGTCGACCCCGACGCTGGACGAGATCAATCTAAAGCAGTGGAAGCTCATTCCTGATTGGTGGCCCTGCTGGGTAGCCGAGCGTGGAGAGCTTCGCGTTGCTCGATACGGAGAGGTCAAGCACCTCGGCTTTGTGATGGGGTTTGGTGTGTTGGCGCTTTCCGAAGATACAGACCTGCAAGTCGAGCCCTGCGATGTGAGTTTGGACGTGGCTTTGCGCTGGGACGCCCCAAAACGACAAGCTGAAGCAAGGCGGATTCTGAATGCCCCAAAGATCGTATTCACTGGACTTCGGTTCTCTGTTGTTTCCGAGCAACCCAAACCTAATTGATGGGCTTGGGCTGCCTGCAGCCACGCGATTTGCCTTTGTAGACAGGGCTTTTCTGGCGCGGGAGCGAAAGCGGGCGGGCCGGGAGGTTGCAGAGGTGCGCACGGCGATCATTAGCTTGGCGCGTTTGTGTTTCGGTTACGCTCTGCAGGCGCAGAGCCTCGGACAGATGACTTTGGCTGTCTGCGCCGAACGCTGTGGTCAGCGTTGTCACGTTTACGAGCAAATGACGTTCGCTATCGCGGCACCGTGCGTTGTATGCACCGGTTGCGGGACGTACGTGCAGGTGTACGGAGATCGCGTACTTTGGAATGTGAGCCACCAACAGTGGATGGCGGACTCGAACAAGGGGTACTGGCGTTCGAAGTGTACTCACTGCCGTAAGCGATTGTTCAAGTCGGCAGATATTGCTGGTCTCAAGGCGTTGCGATTGCTGCTCGCGGAGTGTTCTCCCGGCGAGCAGGCGGAGTTTTGGATTCAGCTGGGTCTGAAGCAAAGACCATGACCGACTCTTTCACGGTTGATTGGCTTGCAGCCGGGCGCGCGCTCCTCGAGTTGGGGCGTGCGTTTGGCGTAGCGGCCGCCGGAGTTCTCAATAAAATGCACGGTTTCACTTCACTACTTGATAAATGCGTGATCACTTGCACTAGATGTCGACGAAAGGTGCGCTTTATGCGCGGCGCAGGCAAGACAAGGTGCCCGCACTGTCGCAAGCGGCTGTTCAATCGTGCGGATTTGCAGGCTTTGCGAGCCCTACACGCTATCGACGACGCGAGTTTCAAGCTTTCTGCGGTCGATCTGTGCCGACGAGGCAGGTTTGTACCCACAGTTTTGGGACTATGGTTTACTTGGACGGGCGATACCCTGCCGAGCTACTGGGAGCCCGACGAGCCAACACCAGGGATAGATTGGACAACAGATTGGGACTTGGGAGGGGTTATTAAATCCTAGCTTCCCTGTGCGGTTGGCTTGCGCTACGATAACGCGGAATTCCCGAACCGCGACGGAGCCAAGACCAATGCTAGGATTTTTTGACAAGGGCGCGCAACGCTTGATGGGCGCAGGTACCTGGTCGTCAATGACGGCTAAGGCCGTTCTGTTGAACTTCGGTACGACCGATACCTACATCGCGACCATCACGGCGGCCAGCAACGCTTCGCCAATCGTGCTCACGATGGCTTCGACTGCCAGCTTCACGACCGGCGACATCGTTTCGGTTGGGCAAGTGGGCGGCAACCTGGCAGCCAACGGCACGTGGCGGGCAACCGTGATCAACGGAACCACGTTGAGTCTGCAAACCCTGAAAGACGGGTTGGCTTCGCAGGGTTCTGCCGCCTACACCTCCGGCGGGTACATCGTCAACATGACGGCGGCGACGACGCTGGACCAGTTGAGCGCGGCTCGAGCCGGGACCAGCGCTGACGCGACGTTGAGCGGCAAGGCCGAGACCAACGGCGACCTAATCGCGTCGCCAATTTCGTGGGCAGCTTGGACAGGCACTGCTCATGCTTCCGTGATTTACGAGGACTCGGGCTCGGAGGCGACGAGCAACGTTCTCATGTTGAATGACGGCCGCGTTCAAGTGGTTATGGCGGGGGCCGCAAGCACCTCAGCGACGACGCTGATTATCGAGAAGCTGGCTGCGCCGCTTGCCAACGGTACCGTGCTGGTTTTCTCCAACGGTGTGACGGCAACGTTGACGGCAGCCGCGGCGGTTGGCGCAAGGACGTTGACTGTGAGCGCGATTGCCGCGGGCATTGCAGTGGGTCATCAGGCGGAGCCGTTCAAAGAGAACCCGGGGTATCCCGTGGTTTCTTCTGGCTCGACGCTCACGGACACGTACTCGAACAACACGATCTTGAAGCGACGCCCGTTCTAATAATGGATGTCCACAGCCGACAACGATTCCACGGCTTTCGCGTACCTCGCGTCGGGCCTTCCGTCAGGCGATTTCAGGCTGCTCTTTTGGCACAACGCCTCGACGGGCGTTGTGAGCTCGGCAGACTTCAGCCAGGTTTTTGAAGTCGAGTACGGTAGTGGGAACTACGTTCAGCTGTACAGCAACAGCGGCGACGCCACACCGGAGCTAAGGAGCTGGCGAAACGAGGCCGGAGCGGACGCTCAGGTGTTCGTTTCAACTACATACGTCAGTAACTGGATTCGCTACATGCTTGCGCGGACCGGCACCTCCTGGACGCTCTATTACGCGTTGGTCGGGGATACGAGCTGGACGCAGATCTTGACGTGGACCAACGCCAACGCGTGGTCTGGTCTGGCCATTGTTGGCAGCGTTACGGCGCTCGGTTCTTACACGATGCCGGGCGCTTCGATTCGATCGGTGAGGCTCTACACGGCGGCGCACAGCAACGCGAACCTCATTACCGACTCGCTGTCCGCCACTCCAACACTCGGGAGCCTTTGGGCCGCTTGGTTTGACGGTTCTACCGCATCGCTAGACGGGTCGGACTCTAGTGGCAATAGTCGCCCCATAACCGTGTCGGGAACGTTCCTGACGGATGCCTCGGACCCCATTGCGGGCGGGGCGTCTATTTCTTCCTACTCCGCTTTCATAGATCTTCAGCAATCGCACTCCGCGGCGGCCTGGGGCGCTACGTCAGCAACGGGGCGCAGCGAGCCGGTGGGGGCGTCGAGCCTGAATTCTGGTGCGACCAGCGCGCCAGGCTCCATTTCCTGGGAAGCTGCTAGCTTTGCGCAGACCATCGGCGGGGTGCAGCAAGGTGCGTTCGCATTCGAGCCGGGGGCGCACACTCCCAGCGCGACGTTTGATTCAGGAACGGGAGTCTTGGGCGAACAAGCGTTGGAGCAATTGACGCTGGGCACTGACCTGTTCCCGCATGCGGAGGCGTACGCTTCTTTTGCCATTTCTGGGCTGGGAGCGAGCAGTTTGGGTTCGGGGTTGGAGGTTGGCGGAGTCTCCTCTGCTGCCGCGGGCGCGACGTTCTCTCCCGGCTGGGTTGATGAACGCTCGGAAGGTTCGACTGTTGGTTCCGTTATTCAGAGTTTGTCGCACTCGGCGCCTGAGGAGTGGGCGGGCTCGAGCTACGTGAGTGCGCTCGGCACATCCGGAATCGCAAGCCTGGAATTTCTATCTGGAGGCTCAGTTGGCGCAGCTGGTAGCGCGCAGGAGTCGGCGCAAAGTGCGGAGTTTCCAAGTTGGAGCTTGCTTTCATTTGCGTCGGAGTTTGTCGCCTCCGAGAGCGGCGTTGTTGACTGGGTGGGCGACGGCTCGAGCGCCGCTTTCGGCGCGACTTCGGGAACTGCTGTCTTTGAGGGCGCCGGGTATTCGACGGGCGACGCTCAGTTTTCATCTGCAACGGGCGTTGTGTCCGAGCGGTCGGAGGGTTCACTTGCGGGTTCTGTGAACCTGAGCGCGTCGCACACGATGGTGGAGGAGTGGACGGGCGCGGGCACCACATCCGCTTTCGCAGTTGTGAGCGGTGTAGGCACCTTGTTCGAACAGAGCTATTCGAGCGCGGCGCAGGTCTCGTTTTTCGCGCCGGGAGTGCTGAGCGAGGTTTCCGAGGGTTCGACGGTTGGTTCCGTGATCTTCAGCCTGTCGCATTCCGCGCTGGAGGAGTGGCGCGGGGCGGGGAGCCTGCAGGCGTTTGCGAGCACGCACGACGCGCCGAGCGTGGTTTTCGAGGGGCACTCCCTTTCAGCTTTGGTGAGCGCAGGTGTGAGCGGGATCGCGCTAGAATACCCAAATCCGCACACCTACGTGCAGGACCTGCCGATGTTTGCTCCCGGCTGGGTGGAGTGGACAGGAGCCGGGTCAACGACGTCGCTGGGGACATCTCAGGTTGCATTTGTCGCTGAGTGGATCGGTGTAGTCACGGCGCCCAGCTTCTCCAACGTTCGCGGTCCCGTTCAAAAAGTTCGAATTTTCAGCTACAATGCAACTGTCAAGATCAGGTCTTACTCTACGGTGGTCAAGATGAGCGATTGTGAACCGATCTGGTTGCAGCGTGTCTACGCAGACACCTTCCCCTCCACGCTGGCTTTCACCGATGGGTGCAAACCGATCAATCTGACCGGCTACACGCAGTTTATCTTGCGGCTTGTGTCGCCCAATTACCCACCCGTTAGCCTGACCGGTTCAATCGTGGACGCACGCTTGGGCAAAGTCGCGTTCGGGCCAACACTTCAGCAAGCGACGGATTTGGCGGCGGGAGTGTACGGATTCGAGGTGACAGCGCTGTCCCCTGAAGGTCTCGGGCGCACCCTTTTGCTTGGCGACCTCGAAATTCTGAATCGACCGCGCTAGGCCTGGGTTGTGAAAAGCGAGTCACATTGCCGCGGCCACATCACGCGGCGCGGCGGCCGTCCGTATCCAGAGAAGTGTTGCGGGCCGGGCAAGCACCAGCACGTGCGAGGGTGTCGAATCTCCCGCCCGTTTTGTTGCTGGCGGCGGAAAGAGGCTCAGGAAACCTGCAACTGCGGTTTGATCCCGTGGCCCCACCGAACTGGAACCGTCGTTTGGTCACATCGACTCGTGTGTGCACGGCACACGCAGTTTCCGAGGGTCAGTCACGAGTTGCTGACTCTGACGGATTGGGAGACGGGCGCGCCGCTTGAGATCGAGCACCTCAACCGAGCCCGGTACCTGCCACGAGTGTCGTTCTGAGCTAGATTAGACGCCTGCGGCGGACGCCAACCCGGCAAGTGCTTGGATTTGGACGGAAGCCGCGTTAATCAGGCGTCTTATGAGTTCAGCAACTCCTGTGGATGTGGGCAGCGTCGCTGCCGAGATTATGCGCGGTCCCCAAGATCGCGAGACACGACAGACGCCGGGGCAGTCAGCGCGACAACTGAGGCTGCATCGGTATTGGCAGTACTTTCGCTGTCGAAATTACGATGAGTTGCGCCACGATTGGGACGGGCGCGAGTGCGGAAGTGCGGAGGAGAGCGCCGCAATCTCTCGCGGCGGTGTTATTCCCGCGGGGTTCTATGAGGCTGTTGCGCACGATTTGCCGTTGAAGCTTCGACGGCCCGACGTGCCTTACTACTTGGCGAAAGTTGTGGTGAAACGGTTCAACTCGCTACTGTTCAGCGCAAAGCGCCACCCGCAGATTGCCTGCGAAGACGCGCTGACAACCGATTGGCTTTCGGGTTTTGCGCAGGCTTCGAGGCTGTGGTCCCGCATGTTGTTGGCGCGCACTTACGGCGGCTCGATGGGCTCTACCGCCGTGGGTTTCAAGTTCACCAACGGCAGGCCCGATATCGAGGTGATTGACCCTCGATTCGCAACGCCCGAATTTGTGGACAGGTCGAGCCAAGAGTTGAAGAGACTTGAGATTCGCTACACCTACGCTGACGAAATTCGGGACGCAGAGGGCAACTGGGAAGAGCAGCAGTTCTGGTATCGGCGCATCATCGACACCCAATACGATCGCGTTTGGCCGAAAGTGCCTGTCACCGATGAGGAGCCCGATTGGAACCGCGCGCGCTTCGTCGAGAAGGAGCACGGCCTGGGGGAGCATCCGTTCATTTGGATCCAGAATCAGCCGGCAGAAGACGATGTCGACGGCGACCCCGATTGCATCGGCGCTTTTGCGCACATGGAAGCTATCGATCATCTGCAGTCGCAGGCTTTTCGCGGTACGAAGAGCAACTGCGACCCCACTGTTGTCGTTTCCTCGGATAACGAGTTTGACGAGATCAACAAAGGTTCGAACACCGCTATTCACGTCGAAAGGGGCGGCACGGCGCAGTACATGGAGATGACCGGGGCGGGGGCGCAGCGCGCAATCGAGATGGCCGAGCGGTTTGAGGAGCAAGCCTTGACGGTTGCAGCGTGCTCGCTTGACCGCAATGAGGGTGGACCCTCGCGCACGGAAGCCGAAGTGCAGCACAATTACAGCGCCATGATCGATCAAGCTGACATTCTGCGCGAGCAGTACGGCGAAGGTGGGGTGAAGAAGCTGCTGGAGAAAGTGTTACGGGCGGCGAGACGTCTGGAAGCGGTTAAGATCGATAAGAGCAATCCGAACCTGCCTCGACTGGTGAATTCCAAAGTTCACCTCCCGAAAGGCAAGATCAAAAACCACTCCAACGGTCAAGTGCTGTACTACACCCGCGAGCTAGGCAAAGGTGAGGAGGTCGAGTTGACGTGGCCCGACTACTTCACGCCCGGTTTGGATGAGATCAATAGCGCTGTCGACGCGGCTGGAAAAGCCAAGACTGCCGGTATCATGGATGACTTCCACTGCGTTGGCTTCATCAGCAACTACTTCAACGTGGAGTCGGTGCAGGATGTTGTTTCGCAGATCAAGGCCGAGGCGCCCAAAGTTCCAGGGGGCGCTAACTTCGCGCCCCCTGGCGGTTCGATTACTTCGCCGCACGTTGGCGCAACCGAAGTGAATGGTGACGAAGACGACGAGGAGCAGGCCGATGCCATCTAGAATCATTGTGGGCGGGCGCACGGCTGTGGTCTCGCGCAACACGCCCAAACGCGTGCATCGCGCGAGCGAGGCGTTGAACCTGGATTCGCACGGCGACCCCGTGGATGTGGCATCGGCGATTCCGCCGACCTATCCGCCCTCGGCGTATCAGCTGGGCGTTACGTTTCGAGATCGCGATGAGAACGTAGATTACCGCGTCCTGAAGAGGCTTACCCCGGCCGATGGTTGGGCGAGCGCGCAGTTTTGGCACCGGCGGTGGCAGTGCAATGCGTCAGACTTTCTGGAGATTCTGCGGGCCGGGTACATGCTTGCGGCAATTGAGGAAGGTTCGACGGTGCGGCGCTACCTGTGTTTGAACGAGCGCGAGCTGAAGGATTCGCCTCTGTGGCTGAGACTGCGCAAAAAACAAAAGGCGCGCGAGGCGCGCGAGATCGAGAAGCAGCGGAACCTGGGCAAGTTCTTCGGATTTGCCGCGCCGCGCGCTAAGTAGTGGAATGGCGCAAGAGTACAGGGTTGACGTCGGGGCACGTTCTTTCAAGGGTTACCCTGTGGGCACCCAAGCCTCAGAGTTCTTTTCTTCGCAGGTCCTTCCGAGTTTGCCCGCAGACCAACTGATTGTTGTCGTGAAGGACAGGATGAGTGTGGAGAACGTACACCATTGGGAAATTGCGGCGCGCGCGGCAACAATCCAGCGGTTTTTCTACGTCGTTGCGTATCAGTCGGACAGGATAGGCCTGGTGCTGACTTCCCCCTTCAGGATGTCGCCGCTGTGGAATGTTGACTTTGCCTTCAAGCAGGTCGAAGGCGCCTCGCTTCCTCGGTTGGCTTCAGAGATTTTGCACTACGACGTGCTTCGCCATGAGTTTTCGATCCTTCACGGAATCGCGGAGGTTGACGTCATGCGCATGGTTGAAATGGGACTCGTTTTGGAGTGCCACACGGTTGGCGGCGCGCTGTACGATTTCTCAGAAGGAGTGGATGCGCGGTTGGCTGTGCAGGCCCTGGCAGCAGCGCGACGGGTAGCCGGCAGCGCGCTCGATCCAGGCAATGAGCGCCTGGACGTACAGTACATGGAGATGACTGGAGAGATGCCGCAACCTACAATCGAGATGGCCGCGCCGACCGCAATCGATCATTCTCGCGTACCTGATTACGTGCATGCCGTGCACAACATTCGATCTAAGGTTCTGGGCAAGCACAAGTGAGAGGTTGCAAAGTGTCGAAACGTTCGTTACGTTTCGAGAATGCCACCTCTGCCAGAGCGCAATAGAGCCCGGACGATTCACCGAAAGAAGACGTTTGGAGGCCGTTCGTGCGTGGAGGTGCACCGCGAGTACGCTTTTTCCCCACACTCTAAGTGCGTAGGTTGCGGCGGGCGTCCGCACATGCGGGCCATTGTGATGGCGCCGTTCGACGAGGTGCAGAAGCGCGGAATGCTCCCGGCAGGGGCGATTGCCAGTCCGGGGCTCATGCAGAGCATCGTTCCGATTAAGAATTCGGAGGGCAACCCAGATCCGTACGTACGGATTAGCGTGACGCACTCGTGCACAATGTGCAGCCGCGCGTTTCAGACAGCCCTCGCGAAGTTGCCCAGCTGGTGCATCGTTGAAATCAACGAGGGTCCAAAAGCTGAGGCGATTATCACGTCAAACTGATACGCTTGGGCGCATGCCTCTTTTGCAGGGATCTACGTCCGGTGTCGTACGCAGCAATATCAAGCTGCTTTTGACGCAGGGGTATTCCCAGCGCCAGGCGGTCGCCATCGCGATGCGCCACGCTGGGAAGCGACGACGCAAGCGGGCACCGAAGCCGGAGGCTGTATGAGTTTTGCGTCGAGGGTAAACGAGTTGACTCTGGAGAAAACTCCGCGGGGGCCCGAGATGCCGGGTGGCGGGTACGCGGCGCGGTGGCGCGAGCAGGACGGGAACGAGATGGCCGTCATTTCGCGCGGGGATTACGTGGATCTCTACGTGACGACCTCAGCGCGTGAAGTATTGCAGGCGCACATCCCGACGGAAACCGCGGTGAAGCTGGCTCGATGGCTTTTGCGTCTTTGGGCGCGTCGACTGTGGTGGGGCTTGAAGTTGAAGCTTTGGCGGTGGAGCCTGAATCGCATGCTGACGGAGCGGGAGCGGCGCCAATGACGCGGCACCTGGATGTGTTCATGGGTTATGGGGCAAGTGCTGTGAATCGGCGCCCTGTGCCGCACGAGGTGCTTTACACCCGCCCGAACCGCGATGGTTCGCGTAAGAAGTGCGGGAATTGCGTGCTTTACGACTCGCCGAACCGGCTGTGTCACGTGCACGACACCGACTTGTCTATCCAGGCTGACGCTGTATGCGGGTACCATGTTTACGGGCGCCCCACGGACGGAGGGCAGGACGTGCACCGCGAGTACATGGATCCAGTGGACCCTGCGTTTTCGGGTCTCGAGCGTGTCGTGGGCGCGAGTTGCAACCTGTGTGCGTACTTCTCGCCAACGAGTAGCAGCGCTGGGCTCTGCACGCTGGTTTCCGACCCCAACGAACCGGAAGCGAACTTCAGCGTCGAAGCTTTGGGTTGCTGCGCTGCCTGGGCGCGCAAGGGGTGAGCTGTGGACGTCACAAAACGCAGGCGTGCGCTAGCCGCGGTGCGGGAAGCACGCGGCAAGGCCGATGAGCTTCTGGACAAGACTGCTGTAGAGCCTGTGCAACGGGTGTGGGAGCACGAGTCTGGCGGTTTCATGTTGCGGATGCAGCGCCTGTTTCGCGGGAAGTATCGCGAGCAGGCAACACCGGCGACGAGTGCGTTGGTGAGCAGCTTTATTCAAAACGAAG